ATGTGTTCAATTCCTATTTTTGTATTATTCATAGTTGTCACTACTACTCCAGAAAGAAGCTTGTATATAATATTATATTATTATTCAACTAAAGAAAGAAACAAAAACCAAAAAAAAAAAAATAAGTCTTGATATCTATTTCATTTATAGTAATATTATTTTATTTTAATCCTTTTATGCCCTTAATAAGTGTGTCGGTTGTCTTTTTTTTGGGTTGTTCTTGGCTAATATTGCCTAAAACCCCCCCTAATCCAGCCTTATTTGCGGCGTATTCTACCAATAAACTAGTCCAATCATTATCTTTAGCGGCTTTGCGTACGTTTTTCATAGGATCTAAATTTTGTGCTTTTTTAGTCATAGCACCTACAGAACCAAAAAAAGAATCTTGAAAAGCTTGTAGTTTCTCGTGCATTCTATCTTCTATTTCATCTATAACGGGTTCTAATCTAATAACAAGCCATCCTTCTTCATCCATTTTAGCCTCCCACTTTTGGATTATCCAGTCTCTTAAAATAAAACGGTACAGCGCTAATATGATTAATATTTCAAGCGCAACAAACGCGGGCAGTACAAATTGTGTCAACTCCATACACTAACAGTGTACGGACCTATAAATTAAAATTACCTAATGCGCTTAAATCTAAGCCGGGTATCTTTTCTAATTGTTTGTCTATAAATTCAGTAATATTAAAGTCTGGAAGATCGACTTGTTTGGCTAAGGCAGCCAGTACAATAGGAGTGACAACTATAGCAACTGCCTTAACCAGTTCACCCGAAGCCTGCCCATCTAAGAAGCTATCTATATTTTTAGAGCTGTAAAATTTGTCAACTGCTTCTTTCTGTAGCTTTGTCACTTTCTGTAACTTGTATCCTTCAGGTATAAGCGCAAAAGGCATTATTGCTTTGCTCGCAATCTTGCTTGTACGTCAGGGTCAAATATTCCAGTTTGGAAAAAATTAGTTGGTAATCCAGTTACTGGTATTATTGGTTTTAATCCTGCTAAACCTGCAACAGGTTTTAGCAATGACGGGTCGCCTGCGCCTTTAGGGAAAAACGGCACAACATCCGTGCCAACACCAAACTTAGTTGTTGGTCCTGTATGTTTTACGCCTGTACTCAGTCTAGTTGTTAATTCTAATTTGCCAGTTGGGAATAATGGCGCAATGTCCATACTTCCTCCTTTTGGTCCTAATGTAAAACCTTCAGGTATTAGCGGTTCAGGTGTAACTACTGGTTTAGCTTCTACACTTTTAGTAAGAGATCTAACTATTGCAAAACCTACAGGTATAGCTAATAGTTCTACTAACTTCACATTAACCCCGTTTCTTTTGCTGTAAGATATGTAAGCACCAGTCTAACAAGTAACTGTTCCACTGTTCTGCTGTCATTAAGCCACTTCGGGAACTCGACATTGTAGATTGTAGTGCTCATAGCTTTTCTAAAGCTCGGTTAATATCAGCTAGCATAACTTCTAATTTCTTAAAAGATATAGGTATAAACGATTGTGAATTGTATTGCAACCGATCTAATGCTAATTTGTAAACCGACGCGTTAGCGCTGTTTAATAATTTCTTTACTTGTGTTTTTGTTAATTTCTTTTTTGCCATTATACTAATCTCCTAAATGCAACTTCGAAGTCTGCTGCACTTGCATCCTGATTTCCTATTCTAATAACCATATTCTTTTGACCACGCATTCGACCTTGTACTGTAAATACAATCCATCCAGCAGAACTTACTGATTCGCTAGTGTCTCTTAATACATTATCCATAGAAGTACTACTAGCGGGATTAATACTTGTATATTTTAGTAAACTACCAGATGCCATAGGGCTTAAATTAGCAAAACGGTTTGTATCTGGCCCTTCAAGTGCTTCCATTTTTATAGTTATAGATCTACTGCATTTAATTGCTATTTGTAAATCTCTAAATCCCGACATATCAATAGAATTAAAATCTTCCGTGTCTGGTGTTAAAAATGTTTCACCGCCCGGTATATTTTCAGCTTTAGTTATTGCAAAAAATTCATTGTCGCTACTTTTTACGCCAACCCATTTTCCATTCTCGTTAACTACTCCAGTTTGTACAGTAGGGTAAATTGCTTGGTTAACGTCAATGTAACCTTCTACAGGGGTTTGTGCAACCCCTGCTTCGCTAGTTAGCGAGAAAGGGGCGTACACCTTTCTCTTTTTGTCCATTAATTATCCTATGCGAATACTAATGTTACTGACATTTGTGCGGTGCCAATGTCTGCGTCCATTGCGCCAGCAATAGCCACTTGATTTGATGCGGTAACTGGTATTGCAACATCAAAAGAGAATGGCAAATTAGTCATCCCGTTTGAGGCTGGTGTTCCGTCAACGCCTGCGGATCCAACAGATATTGTTTGTTGCTCGGTGAGACCGTCGCCTGTTAATTGTACAGCAAAAGTTGCTGCTCCGTTGGTAGCGCTGTCGTGTGAAACGCTTACAATCATGCCTACGATTGCTGCGTTACCTGCTGGAACTTGTACGCTGCTGGTTGTGCTCTGACCGTATAACGATGTTAATGCGGTGAAACTGTCTGAAGCTGTAATGCTTCCTTCTCTTGTCCTGTATGATGCCATGTTTATTTCCTTATAGTTTAACTCTTATTGGGCCGAGTTTAGCCAATGTGCCAGATGCAAAACCTTTCGATGCTACTTTAGCAACGGCGGCTGCGCCTAGTGTACCTATAATTTTGGACTTTTCAGACATTATTTTGCCGCTCATAGTATTGACTGCGCCTGCAATATTGCCGTTTAGAGCCATTTGTAGTGACTCTGCAAACCCTGTTGATTGTGCTAATGACAAAGCTGTACCAGCTTCGATAGCGCTAATGTTAAAACTTCTTTTTGCCCTTCTTCGTGGGGCCTTTCTGCGTGGTGCCATTCTACGCCATATCGCGGTATTTATTTATATCTTTAGTTAGATCTAATGAGCAAACGCTACAACTAAATTTAGGATTAGTAAAACCAGTCACTAATATTGTTTGTCTGCAATCGCATTTAGGACAATGCCATTTGTTATTGTCATGCTTTTCCCGTACCTTTTGTCGTTCGTTTGATATCAATCGTTCTATTATTACACTGGCTTTTTCACCAGTCTCATAACATTGTTCTTCTAGCCATGCAATATTTTTTACGGTGATCGTAAAAGATTTTGCTACTTTAAATTCTTTTCTTCTACCCATTAAAACACCTTACTTAATTTTTCATTAATAACTACCGTTAAACAATGTCTGCAATATTTAGATCCTTTTGCCCTACTGTTGTATGGTATATGTTGTTCGCACCGTTTACAGATCATGAGATACGCCAACCTTATCATGATGTTGCCTTACTATTTCCCATTGTAAAGATTCTTCATATAGATGTACAGCAATTTCTAATTCATCTAATTTTTGGCCGTAAAGATCCGCATTAGTTACGTTTATTACTGCTCTAGCTTTACGGTATAACCTAGCTGCTGCATGCATGTGTTCAATTCCTATTTTTGTATTATTCATAGTTGTCACTACTACTCCAGAAAGAAGCTTGTATATAATATTATATTATTATTCAACTAAAGAAAGAAACAAAAACCAAAAAAAAAAAAAT